ATTCTGAGTTACAAAAGAAGGAACAAGATATTGTTAAATCGTTGAATGAAAAGTATGGTCCTGGTAATTTAGACCCCGCAACGGGAGTTTTTACACCAGCACCAACCGCTGCTCAAGTCACAGAAGCTTCAGAAACTACTTAAATAATCTCCTACAAACACATCGTTTGAGAAAGTTAGGCTATATTTATAGTAAATATTTATAGTCTAAAAACGACTAATTTAGTTATTTAAATTATAACAATAATAGGAGAAAGATAATGGCAGAAAGAATCGTAAGTCCGGGTGTATTTACGAGGGAACGAGATTTATCATTTTTACCTGCAGGAATTGCTGCAATTGGAGCATGTATAGTTGGACCAACAGTTAAAGGTCCCGCTTTTGTACCTACTCAAGTTAGTAATTTCTCAGAGTTTGAAGAAATGTTTGGATCAACCGACCAACGATATTACACACCGTATGCGATAGAACAATATTTAAGGAGTGCAGGAACAATTACGGTTGTTCGCGTTCTTAATACTGGTGGATACACTGCAGATCAAGTAACACTATGGGTAACTTCAAGTGCTGTAACCAAACAGTCAGTAGCCGTGTTCTTACCTTCTCGTGGTGGTTCAAATGGAACAGCTGATTTGGAAGGTAGTAATGTTACTGGAAGTTGGAGTTCGGCAACACTTGTATTAAGTGGTAGTAATATGGCAGCGAAGGGTTTAAGTTCACGTTCATATACAATATCATTTGATACAGGAAGTGCTAATTATGTTGAAGAAGTATTCAGTAAAGACCCCCAAGTACAGAAGTCTGGTTTGAATACGGTATCAGCTTATTTGTATAAGAATTTTAAATATGCACAAAGTAGCAATGGATATTCTTCTGGAACAGAAGTAAGTGCAAGTGCTAGTACTTTTACATCCCCAACGGCATATTCAAATGCATCAACACCATACATTCAATCACAATTGATTAATGGTTCAAGATATAACTTATTTAAAGTTAATACTCGTTCACATGGTAGTGATGTAAATAACAAATATAAGATTGTCGTCTTGAATGTTAAGAAAGCAGGTACAGTGGCTGGTAGTGATTATGGACAGTTTTCACTTCAAGTAAGACAAACTGGTATGGATGATAATGGTTTAACAAGTGATAACATCTTGGAACAATGGGATGGACTTAATTTTGATCCTAAGAGTACGAATTTCTTCGCTCGTAGGATTGGAGATAGGTATGTAACTATTGACGCTAATGGTAAACTTACTCATAATGGTGATTGGAATAATAGATCTAAACATATTTATTTATCAGATTTTTCTGATATTTCAGATGGATCAGTTCCAAAAACATTATCCCCAATGGGACATGCAGCAATTAATAACCCATTTGGTAGTGATGATTCGTCAGTTCCAGCATGGCCGTTTAAGGTATCACAGTCAAACGCACAGGGTGAATTTGATAGTAATGTTCCTTTAGGTGTAGATTATGGAAACGCCGACGCAGAACAATATTTGGCACCTTACCCTTCTGCAGCTGGAGATGGAGCAAATACTACTATGAGTCTTGAAGACTATAATGGTAGTGCAGACGCATCCGTAACTGGAGATACTTATTCAGATGGTACTGAAAAGATTACTCTCGCACTTTCAAGTATTAAACAGAGAAAGTTCGTTGTTCCATTTCAAGGTGGATTCGATGGGGATAACCCAGCAAATCCAAAATTGACAGGAGCAAGTATTACAGCAGCAAACACACAAGGGTTTGACATTTCAAGTGCAACCGCAACTGGAGCAGTGGCTTACAAGAAAGCAATTAACGCAGTAAGTAATCCAGATGAGTTTGATTTGAATATGTTAGTAACACCTGGTGTTATACATGATTTACATCCAAAGATTACAAATCATGCAATACAAAAGTGTGAAGAACGTGGTGATGCATTCTATATTTTAGATTGTGGTATTCAAGGTGGTTCAATATCATCTGCAACCGCAGCAGTTACCGCACTTGATACAAACTACGCAGCAACTTATTACCCTTGGGTAAAGATTGTTGATAGAAATACGGCACTACCTGTTTGGGTCCCACCTTCTTGTGTTTTACCTGGAACTATAGCGTTCACAGATAAAGTAGCACACGAATGGTTCGCACCAGCTGGTCTGAATCGTGGTGGTTTGACTACAGTATTAGAAGCACAGACAAGATTAACTCATGATGAAAGAGATACACTTTATGAAGAAAGAGTTAATCCAATCGCTTCATTCCCAGGTCAAGGTGTAGTAGTTTGGGGACAAAAGACCTTACAAGGTCGTCCATCAGCACTCGATAGGGTTAATGTACGTAGATTGTTAATTAAACTGAAGAAGTTTATCGCATCTTCAAGTAGATACTTAGTCTTTGAACAGAACACAGCAGCAACAAGAAATCGTTTCTTGAATATTGTGAATCCGTTCTTAGAATCAGTACAAGCTAATAGTGGTTTATCGGCATTTAAGGTAGTTATGGATGATTCCAATAACACACCTGATGTGATTGATAGAAATCAATTGATTGGACAAATTTTTATCCAACCAACGAGAACCGCAGAGTTTATCGTACTTGACTTCGTGGTACTTCCAACGGGAGCAACTTTCCCAGCGTAAGTTTAATCACAAGATTAATAAATGAAAAACCCCTCTTTTTTGAGGGGTTTTTTGTTGCTAGATATATTTATATACGACAGATATAAAAAACTTCTAAAAAACTAAGAAGAATGATTATGATGATTTTTTAGAATTTTGATATTTATAGTTGAAGAATTAAACTTATTGGAGATTAAAGATGCCAGACTTATTAGATCCTTCTGAAATAATGTTCACACCGTTTGAACCGAAAACTAAAAATCGGTACATCATGTACATTGAAGGTATTCCAGCTTATCTTATTAAGACAGCTAACAGACCTACAATCGCTTTTGAAACGATTGAACTCGACCACATCAATGTTAAACGATATGTTAAAGGTAAGGGAGCTTGGGAAGAATTAGAAATTACACTTTATGATCCTGTTGTTCCATCAGCCGCACAAGCATGTATGGAATGGGTTCGGTTATCACATGAATCCGTAACAGGTAGAGATGGATACTCAGATTTTTATAAAAAAGATGTAACAATTAATGTATTAGGACCAGTAGGTGATAAGGTTGAAGAGTGGACACTTAAAGGTACTTGGATTACCAACGCAACATTTGGTGATTTAGATTGGGCAAATACTACAGACCCAGTTGATGTAACTTTGACACTTAGATACGATTACGCTATACTACAGTTCTAATAGAAATTTTAATAATATAAGGAGACTATTATGGCAGTCATAGCAGATAAAGCTTGGTGGAAGTCAAAGACAGTATGGACTTCAGCAATAGCTGGTGTCGTTGGTGTTTTACAAGCAGCAGGTGTTATAGATCAAGTACCTGAAGTTGTTTGGACACTATTAGCATCTTTCGGTTTATATTCCGTTAGATCAGCAGTTGGTGATTCAGCAGCTAAGTAAATAGCAAAAAATTTAAACTGGGGATTTTAATATCCCCAGTTAGTTTTATAATAATTGGTTATATTGTATAGGTTACTATTCAATAAAATTTTACATTAAAGGAGATAAAACATGGCAGAAGATAAACGCCGGTTTCCAACAGAGGTAGTTGATTTGCCTTCTAAGGGATTACTTTATCCAAAAGATTCACCACTGGCAGGTGGAACAATTGAGTTAAAGTATATGACCGCAAAAGAAGAAGATATTTTAACTTCTCGGAATCTAATTCAAAAAGGAATTGTTTTAGATAAACTGTTGGAATCTGTTATAGTAGACGAAAAGGTATCACTTGATGATCTTTTACTTGGTGATAAAAATGCAATTATGATTGCAACAAGAGTACTTGGGTATGGTAAAGATTATACTGTAAGTCTTACGGATCCAGATACAGGAGAAAAACAAGAGGAAACATTTGATTTAACTCAGATTGCTGATAAGAAGATTGATAAGAAATTATTTAAGGGTGGTAAAAATGAGTTTGAATTTGAACTACCATCGACCAAAATTAAAATTCTATTTCGTCTATTAACACACAAAGAAGAAAGAGAAATTGATGTTGAATTAAAAGCATTAAGAAAGTTTACAAAAGAAAGTGGTATTTCTTCAGAGATCACAACACGGTTGAAAAAGGCAATCGTGTCTGTTGGTGGAGATACTTCTCTTAAGCGTGTGAGTGAATTCGTAGATAATGAATTGTTATCTCGTGATTCTTTCGCGTTTAGAGAATATCTTCAAGAAATAACACCCGATATCGATATGTCGTTTACATTTATTAGTGAACAAACTGGTGAAGATACGACTATGGACATCCCATTAGATGTCGAGTTTTTTTGGCCTGCGGGCCGAAGATAAGCCCGCGATACACGAGCAAATCTTTTCCCTTTGCTTTCATGGTAAGGGGGGATTCTCATTCACGGAAGTATATAATATGCCAACATATTTGCGCCGATTTTATATACAATCTGCTTCGAAATTTTACGAAGAAGAACAAAAAGAATATAAAAAATCATCTAAGAAAAAATCTGGTATTTCACGACCAGGTATCCCCCGAGGCTAACATTTTTTCCTATATATGATATTTATTATTGAGTTATACTATCCTGTTTAACCAAGGGAAATCATAAAATAAAATCATATGTAGGAGAATTGAAATGGCTTCATCAAAATCGAAATTGACAGAAGATCAACTTAGAGAAGGTATAATTTCTAAGTTGATGGGACACATTTTCAACAAACGAACAACAAAGGCTCTTAATTTATTATCTAAGGAAAGTCCTGCTCTTGCAAGAGCAAATAAAAGATATGAAAAGGCAAGTAAAGAACTTGGGGATTCACTTAGAAAGGCAGCTAAACACCGGCTGAAAAGAAAAGATAGAGAAATGTATTAAGGCTAAACTATGGCAAAACAGGATCAAATAAAACTATTAAGGCAAAGACGCAAGGTTGAAAAGGAGATTACTGATCTTAAGAGAATTTCGCGCGATTTAACTAACGAAGAGCTCACACAATTAAAGGTTTTAGAAGATAGAAAAAGACGAATAGCTAAATTAGAACGAACAGCACAGGCAGATAGGGAAAAGGCCGAATATAAATTTATTGGAATACAGAGTAAAGTTTCTACATTTCAAGATGAGATTGGAAAAAAGACAATACAATGGACAAAAAATGGAAGTAAGGAAGTTTTTAAGTTTTCCAATGCATTTAAATTAGCAACATCGAATATGCAACCAATGATTCAGGGTGGAGTACAGATGACAAAAACTTACACATCCATAGCTAAGTTAATGAAGGATATCGCGGCGAGCTCAGAGTTAGCAGAAAATTATTTAGGGGGTGGTAGTAAGCAAATGCAAGCTACTACAACTGCATTGTCATCTCAGGTTGAAATGTATGAGGAGTGGGCAAGTGGTATCATTAAAGGTAAAGAAACGACCACCGTAGATCCAACAACAGGTGAGGAAACCGTCACCAAGGGAAAAGACCAAAAAGCTTCTACAGAATCGACAGATCGTGGTAAAGAAATGTTACCAAAAATGATGAGAATGTCAGATATGTTTGACGCTTCAATTACACAGATTGGATCGGGATTAACTAACATAAACGATTTACAAACACAAAATATTACTTCAACATTGGAAATGGCCACTCAATGGGATAAAATGGGTACATCGGGATTTACAGTTTCAGTAGATAAAGCACAAGAATTATATGACCTTAGTGTAAAACAGGCTAAAATTACTAAACTTGAGATTAAATCGGGGAAAAAGAAATTAGGATTACTGCAAAAAGAAATGGATGTTCTTGTGCCTGGAACTCAGATATATGAAGATATGTCCAAATCCATTGAACAAATGGAACTAGATCTGGAGGAGATGAACATCGCCGCAGAAACTTCCATTAAAACTGGAGAACAGAATCTTGCAAATGCCGATAGAATGAGACAAATGAATAATCAGATAGGTGCTTCAATGGACTATATTCTTGCACCACATGAAAAGTTAAAGTCGGTAATGGAATCACTACCTTTTGGAAAAATGATATCATCTTTTGTTGATTTGGAAGGGCTGGGTTCAACATTTGGTAATACGGTTCAGAAAAATTTAGTCGGTATGTTTTCAGAACCAACCGTAGCACTTGAAGAATACGAAACAAAATCTGGTGACATGGCCAAAAGATTTAGAAATATAAAAACTGGTCAGTTAGTTGCTGCAGATGATGATTCTGTATTAACTTTGAATGATATGGACTCTACTTTAGATAATATAATGGGGGGAGCACAAGATTATGCCAATAAACTTCAAGAAGGCTTCGACTTCATCAAGAATATGGATTTCGGGGGAATGTTAAAAGGACTTAAAGCGGTTACAATGCAAGCTTGGCAATTTGTAAAAGCCGCTTTGGCAAATCCATATGTAGCCGCAGCCGCGGCCATAGCACTTATTGGTGTTTTACTCTATAAAGCAATGAATTATGCAGAGGCAATGAGACAAGAATTTGGTGTTACTCGTGGAGAGGCCTTGGGGATTCAAACAGCAGTTGATGCAACAGCAATGAATTTTAAGATGTTAGGAGTAAGTGCCGAAGATGTTGGAACTATGGCTCAAGGAATTGCAGATAGTATGGGTGGTGTTAGTAACATAACAGAAGAAAATTTATCAACAATGGCAGAGTTACAAGGATTATATGGAATGTCAGCCGATTCTATAGCACCAGCAATGACTGCAATGAAAGCACTCGGAGCAGAGTCAAACGCAGCAGCATCAGCTCAGTTAGCACAAATAGGTCATATGGCACAGATGGAAGGAGTTGCACCAGCAAAAGTATTTGAAGATATTACAGCAAACATGGGAACATTTTCAAGGTTTGGTAAAGAAGGTGGTAAGAATTTAGCTAAAGCCTCAATAATGGCACGAAAACTTGGTACTTCGTTGGAGAGTATGGCAGCAACATCTGATGCTTTATTAGATTTTGAGTCAAATATCAATGACCAAATGGAAGCAAGTATGTTGTTAGGTCGTTCTATAAATATGGACAAGGCCAGAGAATTGGCATTAAAAGGTGATATAGCAGGTCAAGAGAGAGAAATATTAAAACAAATTGGTACACAGGCTCAATGGGAAAAGATGAATGTTGTACAGAGAGATGCTTTAGCTAAAGCAACTGGTAAATCAACAGAAGATTTGGCATCAATGTTAGCAAATCAAGCAAATTTAAATGCAATGACAGCCGAAGAAAGAGCAGAAAAAGAGAGAATGCAAAGGGCGGATGAAAAGACGAATGAAGGGATGAAGTCTATGGGTAGTATGTTAGGGGATTTATTTAAACAGGCAATGGAG